GTATAATCAAGTTCAAGGCCAGTTTTAAAACGACCGAAACGCATTAAACGTTGGTAGAGGTTATGCCAACCTCGATAATATTTAGTTAAACCAACAGTACAAGGGATTTTGTGTTCACGTGCAGCTTTATAAACATGGGAATTCTGTTCAGCAAAAAGCTTGATACCAACAACTTGTGTGTCCATAGGAGAGGAAGTAATAACACGAGAATCATTATTAAGTATCTTCTTAAGTTTCTTAGGTTCCTTTTTACAACGTACGGTGAAGATGCCGTTAACGTCACAAGATACAAAAATGTCATCACAATGCTGCCGAATAGCTTCATCGGCATAAGCTTCTTTCTTTGTTTTGTAGATTAAAGAAAATGGATAACCAGGTGAAGTGGTTTTATCCATCCACTCGTAGTAAGTATCAGAAAGTCGAGATTTATTAACGACGCTCCAAGAGTGAGCCACCATCTTCCAGGCGGTACTCCACAATTTTTCGTCCCAGTCACGCTCACTCTGTGCGTACTTAGAGGTAGCGTGCATTTCAGTGTCGAGATTCCCTTTAGCATAAGAGAACTCGCCACAAGAGTAACCTTCTTTTAACATCCATGCACCGATAAGGAAATTTTTTGTCGGAGCATTCCCTGTGTAACCACTAACACCTTTATATTTATCAATATAATCAAAAAAGGGAGGCTTAATGTTGAAATATTTAAGATTAATGTTTGGTGCTTTATTAATAGCGACCATAGCCTTCTCCAATTCAATAGGATAGCGAGCCACAGAAGGGTTAGGCTCGCTCAAAGAAAATGGAGTGATTCAACAGTCGAATAGTTGTCAAAGACAACAGGATTATAATCTTCGACTTGCGTAGTGATGTAAGGGGCACGGTCAGATTGGGGAAAAGCGGGACTAAAACCGCGATTAGGATCACCCGCCATGTGAATGGCAATAACTTTATTATCTGAAACTAAGTATGGTGCACCGCACATTCCTTTTTCAGTAGGTGCATTATGAGAAATACGTGTTGGGTCAATAATGCGGCCCATCGATGTAGAACGCTCACCAGAAATGGGATGATAATGTGGAATGTTGATCGATTGGTCGGTTTTCAGGTGAGCTTTTGACCAAGTGAGACTCGGCTTACCATTCATAGCCTTAGCAAGTTCGGGCCAGATGCGAACAACGCACGCATGTCCAAGCTCAACGCTATTATCAAAAGTTTTTGCGTCAACGAGATCAATTTTCTTAATAACAGGCTTACCATCGATATCAAAGCGAATCCAAATGGTGCCTGCTTTGACACGATTGTGCCAAGGAAAAGCAACTTCACCAGAAACAGCAGTGGCATTAGAAAAACACACACCGCCGCGAAAGGCACTTTGTTCATCATAAAAAACACGCCCAACACAATGTGAATTAGGGCCGGTCCAAAAGTCAGCGAAAGTGCGTCCGCCTTGTAAAGATTCAGACTTAACCGCCTTCGGAACCCAATGGACCTTCTTTTCCTTCAAATGGTTGGGATGTGCCATCTTACAAACTTTACCAGGGCACTTTGATGCAAACTTACAAACAGGAGCATACTTAGCAAGATGAGCAAAAACCTGATCACGGGTCATGTCAACGGAATGGTCGAAGGAACAATCACAACGAAAGTCGCGAATCCCGCAAAACCAAGCATAATTCCGATGAATACATGGTGGTAAAACTTTTTTCTCCTTTAACTCACCAGATTCTTCAAAGCCGG